TGAAGGTGGAATTCTAGCCCATAACATGGGTCCATTTAGAAAATTTGCTATAAAAATGACTCAAAATCCTGTTGAACCTAAAATCAAAATCATAGTAAGTAGTAGACAGAATAAATTTGGGAAGAAGCAAGATTTCATACTAGAAAAAAGTGAAGAACATGCTGGTTTTATAGATGAAGAATTTTTCCCCATATCAGCCAGAACTGAAGAAGATTATGATTATTCTTACATATTTGGAAAAGATGGTAAGAGAGACGGGAAAATTGATAAAAAGAGGAAAATACCTGAGTATGCTTACTGCACAATTAACTATGCAAACAAGTTCAACATAAACGGCGTAAGAGGTGGAGCTTGGAATATGTTCATTGGATGTAATTTTTTCTCTAATAATATCAATAATATAGTAGGCAAGATAGCAATTTTTAAAAAAAAGCAGTCACTGATAAGCCCTTATAGATATTTTGATACCTGTAGTGTATTTATTATTTATGTTGGGAAAAGGACTATGAGAGACAACATTGAAGGTTATGATAGAATAGAATGGAATAAATCAACTTCTTTTGGTTCTGACTCAATTTACAAAAGTGATGAAATAATACTGGAAGGGAAAAAGTATTCCAAGAGAGATGCAATTAGCAATCATGAGATATCAGGGAAATTAATGGATTTAGATAGCTATTTTGGTGCAATTAAAAACGTAGATACCCTAAAACAAGAAATAAATTTGAAAAGTAAAACTTTAAAAACTATTTCTGAAAATCTTCCTGTAAATGATAAGTACTGGGAATTGCACACTGAATTTGAGAGTATTGTCACTAAATTATACCAACACTTAGAGATCCAAGAAAAAAGAAGAACATTAACTGCTAATGAACAACAAAATAAAAAAATGTTCAAAAAAATGAAAAAAAGAGCACAGTTAAAAAGGAAAAAGAGAAATCCCAAATTAGATCCTGATGATGAAAGCAAGCTAGAGGATCCAGATGAAACTAAAGAAAATATTGGGAATATGGAACAAACTCTGGCGGACATGTCAAATATACTAAAAAGGTTAGAACAAGGGGGCTTAGATGAGATAATAAATTGGGGAGAGTCTAAAGGAGCTAAAATACAATTAGAACAGGAAGTTTCTTATTATAAGTTTGCTGAACCTTTAGATTTAGTAAATGATCCTGAATTTTTATCACAATTTGACACATTATTCCCCAATTATTGGAGTTCATTGGTAAGGAATGAGATTGGGATCACAAAGCAGGTCAAAAAGATGAGATTAAGATTCGCAGAAACACAAATTAGATGTATGCCACAACAATTAAGGAATAAATATAACAAATTATATCTGATAGTTAAATCTATAATTTGTAGCTTACCTATAGTACAAACGATGTCGAATATATCAATGGGTTTTGCATTAGAGGTAGATAATTTATTTGATATTGATAATGA